TCCAGGCTGAACACGAACATGCCGAGGGCCATCATCATGGTCTGCTACTCCTGGTCGAATAGGGATGAGCGGGCACGGGCGCCCTTCTCGCGCTCGATGCGCTCCAGCTCGGCGCGCACCATGCGCGCGATCGCGGCAGGGTCCATGCCGGGCGCGGCGGTGATGTTGACGTTGTAGGTGTTGCCACCTGCGCCTGCTGCTGCAGCCGGCGCGCGCGCCGCCAGCGGTGGGCGCGAGTCGAGCGGTACATCGGCGGCCAACGCGGTAGAGGCGCCCGACTCCATGCCGGCGAGCGCGGCGAACGGGTTACCGGCGCTGGCCAGCGCGCTGCCGCCGGCATCTGCCAGGCCCTGGCCCACGCCTTCCATCGCGGCAAAGGGGTTGCCCTGCCCCTGCTCGAGGCCCACGGCGAGGCCGTCCATGGTGTGGCCACCGAGTTCGGCGAACACACGCGACGGCGAGTGGATGCCGAGCAGGTTCTTGAAGGTACCGATGACGCTCTCGGCCATGCCCCCGATCGACGCGGTGAGGTTGGGGAACATGCTGGTGAAGCCGTTGATCAGCCCCTGCACCAGGTTGCCACCGAACTCGCTGAACTTGCCCGGCAGCTCCACGCCGAACCAGCCCAGCACACCGGCAAAGGCGCGATAGAACAGGCCCAGCGGGCTGAAGTTGAGGATGGTGGCCGCGATGCCTCCGATGCCCCCGGCGAAGCCCTGCTTGATTTCCGCCCAAAGCCCAAGGAAGAACGGCGCGACGCGGCCCCAGTTGGCGATGAGCAGCGTCGCGCCCAGGACGAGCGCACCGACCAGCACGCCCACCGGGTTGGCCATGGCAGCAGCGCCAACCAGGCGCAGCCCGGTGGCCACCAGCGGCAGCGCCGTTTTGCCCAGGTTGACCAGCGTGCCAGCCAGCCCGGCGCCCTTGATGCCGAACAGCGTCATGCCGTAGCGCACCATGGCGAACGGGCCGAGAACGCTGGCGATCGCCAGGGTGAGCCCGCCCATGCCGGCCATCAGCACGCCGATGCCCGCGGCGGTCTTGACGATGTTGGCCGCGAGCTTGGGGTTCTCGGCGATCCAGCCCTTCACGCCACCGATGATGCCGGTGATGGTCTGAGTGATCTCGCGCATGGGGCCGTTCTGCTGCTCCTGCAGCTGGATGCCCAGATCCTCCCAGGCGCTGCCCATGGCGGAGAGATCGCCGCGCAGGTTGTCGGCCATGGTCTTGGCCGTGGCGCTGGCCTCGCCCTCGGTGTTCTTGAGGGTGCTGACGAACTCCTGCAGCGCGCCGCTACCGGCCTGCTTGACCAGCACTTGCAGGCCCGCGACCGCTTCCTCGCCGGCGATGCCCTTGAGCAGGCCGGCGCGCTCGGCGTCGCCCATGTTCTTGGTCTTTTCGTAGATCTCCTGCAGCACGGTGGGCATGTCGCGCAGGTTGCCCTGGGCGTCCACGGCGCTGATGCCGAGGGTTTTCAGTGCGTCCGCTGCTGCCTTCGGTGGCGCGCTCAGGCGGTTGAGGATGGCGCGCAGCGCGGTACCGCCCATGCTGCCCTGGATACCGGCGTCACCCAGCTTGCCGGCCATGGCGGCGACGGTTTCGATGTCCTGCCCTACGCTGGCGGCCACGGGCGCGGCGTACTTCATCGTCTCGCCGAGCATCTGCAGGTTGGTATTGGAGCGGGTGAAGGTGCCGACCAGGACGTCGCCCAGGCGCCCAGTTTCGCTCGCCTGCAGGTTGAAGCCGGTGAGGATGTTGGAGGCGATGTCCGCCGTTTCAGCGAGGCCACTGTCGCCCGCCTTGGCGAGATCCAGCATGCCGGGCATGGCCGCCTGGATGGATTCGGCCTTGAAGCCGGCCATGGCGAGGAAGCCCTGGGCTTCTGCCGCCTGCCCTGCGGTGAACTGGGTGCTGGCACCGAGCTGGCGGGCCTGCTCGCGCAGCGCGGCCATTTCCTCGGACGCGCCATCGAGGCGGGTCAGCGCCTGCACCTTGCTCATGGCCGCGTCGAATTCCAGCCCGGGCGCCATCAGTTGCGCGCCGGCGTAGAGCATGCCGCTGCCGGTGGCCAGCCCGCCGGCACCGGTGGCGGCCATGCTGCCGGCCATCTGCTGGGTGCGATCGTAGTCGGCCTTGGCCTGGCCGAGGCGCTTCTGCTGGGCGGTGAGCTGCTTGAGGCGCTGCTCCTGCTGGCCCATGGTCTGGTTGGTGCGCTCGATGCGCTGGCGCAGCTCGCGCTCATGATCGGAGAGGTTGCGGGTGCTGATGCCCGCCTCGCCGAGCTTGCCGCGCAGGCCCTGCAGCTCGCGCTGTTGCTCGTTGTGTTTCTGCTTGAGGGCGTGGCCCTGGCGGACCGCGCTCTGGAATTCACGCGTCAGCGCCTTGGTAGGCGTTTCGGCTGCAGCCATTTCGCGGGACAGCGCCTTGATGCGCTCGCGGTTGGCTTGCAGGGCGCCGCCGGTTTGGTCGGCAGCGCCCTTGAGGTTGCGGAATGAACTGACGTCCTTCTGCAGGGCCTGCAGGCCCTTGAGTTCGCCGCGGGTGTCCTTGAGCGCACGACCCAGGCTGGTCGCGCCGCTGGCAATGGTGCGCAGCGGGCGGGTGGCGTTGTCCAGCGCCTGGAGGTTGACCTTGAGGTTCAGATCACGCGCCATGCGTGCGCTCCCATCGTTCGATGGCGCGCTCGCGCCAGTCCATCAATTCATGCAGGGGCATGGCGTTCATCTGCTCTGGCCCCCAGTGGAACACCAGGGCGATGTCCGCCATCACGTCGTCTACGCGTCTTGGGATTCCAGCGCCTTCACGCGCTTCCAGTTCAAAAAACCGGCGATTTCATCCGCGCAGTCGTACAGGTCGGCGGGGTCCATAGCGGCTACTTCCTGCTCGGTCAGGCTGGGCTGACTGATGCGCGGCACCAGGCGGATGGTGGCGCTGACGTCGCCGTTGAGCAGGTCGGTCAGCTTGAGGCCACGTAGCTCGCCGGACGCCGGCTTGCGCAGGACGATCTCGGCGATTTCAGTATCACCACGCTTGATTGGCGCGCTGAGCGTGATTGGTTCGCTGGTCTTGCTCATGGGTGTGCTCCTTGGGGTTGGGGTTGCCGCAGCGCTTGGCGGCTGCGGCGGGTTGCGAAACGGTGGGCGTTGGCCGCGCATGGCTTACAGGCCGATGGCCTTGCGGTGTTCGGCGAGGCGGTCTTCGCCGTTGACCATGAAGACGAAGTTGAGCAGGTCGATTTCGATCTCGACGTTGCCGTCCACGCTGAGCTTGTAATAGGTGCAGGTAGTGGTGATGGAGTGCTCGGTGTCTTCGCCGGACTCGGCATCGCCGAAGTCGATCTCCTCGTGCCGGCCGCGGGCGACCACCTCGACGGCGGTGACGGCGCCGGTGTCGTCCTGCTGCACGGAGCCGGCCCAGCGCAGCATCACGCCGTCCGCCTTCACGGCGCCGAACTGGCGCAGCACGGTAAGGTCCCAACCGCCGAGCGTCCATTCGATCTGGATGCCGTCGTCTGAGTGGCCCATGTCGACCTTCACCGGGCCATCCATGCCGGCGCCGCGCCAGTCTTCGAACTTGCGGCCGAGGGTCGGCAGGGTGACGGACTTGCACTGGCCAACGTAGCTGTTGCCATCGTTGAACAGGTTCATGTGTTTCAGCTTCTTGGGCAGGGCCATGGCTGGGCTCTCCTACGGCGCGGCCGGGGCCGCGCGGGTCAATGGGGTCAGGCGGTGATGCCGGCGGCGAAGTCGACCAGGTAGCGATCGGTGATGCGCTGACGCAGCAGCAGGTTTTCCAGCGGCGGTACGGGCGTGTAGTCGTAGTCCAGGAACAGCTTGCCGGCCTTGAGGGTGTCCTTGTCGTTGGCGGCCGGATCGAACCAGCACTCGCCGTCGATGATGTAGCCGCCGCGCTTGAGCTCGCGGAACTTGGCGTTGATGCCCTCGACGATGTCGCGCACCAGGGAGGCGTGCATGGGCTTGTCCACCGCCCAGAAGTGCCCCTCGGCCATGGTGTCTGCCAGCACCTGGGCGGTGCGGGTGTAGTTCTCGAAGGCGAACAGCGGGTCAGCGCTGCAGGTACGCGAGCCCCAAAAGCGGAAGCCGTCACGGCGGATCAGCGTGGTGACCTCGTCCGCATTGAGCAGGCCGGCGTCGGTGGCGGGGTTCTGCAGGTCAAAGTAGATGTCCTTGGACAGGCCCGACACGCCGTTGACCGGCACGTTGGAGAGGGTCTTGTGCCAGCCGACCTGCTCGTCCAGCTTTGCGCGCAGGCCCAGGGCGCGGGCGATGGCGCTGGCCGGTGCGTTGGCGTTCGCTACGGTGTCCCAGGAGACGAAGTCCGGCCAGATGAGCATCAGCTCACGCGCACCGAAACCGGCGCGGTAGGCAATGGCATCGCTGACGGTCTCGCAGCCGTAGGCGTTGGCGTAGGCGAAGCCGCGCAGCTTCTCGGCGATCGCCACCAGCTCGGTGGTGACCGGCAGCGAATCCAGCCCGGGCACGCCGAGGATGCGCGGTTTGACGCCGAGCTGGGCCTCGGCCGCCAGCAGGGCCTTCATGCCCAGGTATTCGCCGGTTTGGCTTACACCGCCGATGATGTTGCTGGTGGTCGCGGCCTCGTCGGCGCCCTCTTCCACACGTACCACGACGGTGACGGGCGACGCCTGGTCGGCGATGGCGTCCAGGCTGCGCGCCAGGGTGCCCAACTCACCGGCGGAACCGGACGCGGTGAGCACGTCGGTGAGCAGCACGGGCTTGTTGAGCGGGAACTTGACCGCATCAGCATCCGACGCGGTGCAAACCATGCCCACCACGGCGGTGGAAACGGTGCGAATGGGGCGCGTGCCCTCGTTGATTTCGAGGACGCGGACGCCGTGATGGTAATCGGTGGCCATGGGGTTGAGGCTCCTGGGCGAGTGCCGGATCAGTGAGCCTTGAGGGTGACGCGCGCGCGCAAGGGGCGCACGCGGCGGGCTGTGTAGCGGTGGGGGTTACAGCACGGACAAGAAAAAGCCCCGGCTTGCGGGGCTGTTCTTCCAGCAATGAATCACGCCGCGGCGTTGCCGATGCCAGCTACTGCGGCCTCGATGGCGGCGATGGTCTGCTCGGCGAGCTGCTGCGCCTGCTCGACCTCGCCGGCATCCATCAGCATGCGGATCTGCTCCTTGGCGGCCAGCCGGGTTTCGCGGATGACGTACAGCGCCTCGGTGTAGGCAGCGGCCTCGGCCAGGATGCTGTCAGCTGCCTGCTGCGCCGTGCGGCCGTTGATGGCCCAGGCGGCGACGGTGCGGGGGACCGTGTCTGCTGGATAACCGGCATCGGCGAAGGCCTGCGCCTCGATGCGGGCGCGGTCGTATTCGACGGCTCGCAATGGGTCTCCAGCTACCCTGGATCGCGCGGCATCGGCGGCTGTGTCGATGTGTTGGCAGAGCTCATCGACGGTAGGTGTGTAGGTTGGCGGGTCGACTAGGATCGGAAGGCCGGCGGCATCGTGACTGCGGGCCTTACCCGGCTCCGGGTTGGCGATCACCGCCGAATAAAGCTCCTCGGAGATCGGCACAGCATCCGCCGGAATCGTCTCGTGCAGCCCAGACAGGTAGGTGCAGCCAGTTTCTTGGCTATACAGCCTCATTTTTTATTCCCCTGTGTCAGCGGCCGACGGCGATGTATCCGACTGCGGCCTGGCCATTATTGATTGCGAAAATAATGGACGCCTTCGGGTTACCCGTCGGTATCGCATTAACGAATTGGGCGACCGGCCCCGAACTCACCGACACGTACGGCACCGTCGCATATACCGAGTTGGGGAACTCGAGTGGGTAGCTGGCCGTAACTCCGCCGGTTCCTACAGCGCCGACCTGGCCCCACTGAAGAACAAGGCCACCCAGCCATGTAGGAAAAACGACGTACCCGTTCTGCCCAAAGGAAATGCTGAATCCCCGCCTCATTTTTTTAGGCGTCACCGCTACGTCATCCAGCGCGCCGGCATCGACCTCAGCCTGGGTTCCAACTCGCAGCACGCCACGCAGCGCTTCGCTCGCTACTGCAACACCTGAGCGAATCGCCTGCAGCACCCGCAGCGGCGTCATCGCCGTGCTGTTGTCTTCGCCTCCCTCCGCCTGCGCTTGGCTGGAGAAGCGCTTGGTGATGGCCTGCCAGACGCGCAGTGCCGTCATGATCTTGCCGTTGTCCGTCCCGGTCTCGGCGTCTGCCTGCGTAGCCCGGACGGTCAGATCGTCCACGTACTTTCGCGTCGCCAGCACCACGCTCGGGTCGATTTTCAGCTGAATGTTCTGGGTGCTGCTCACCAGGATATTGAGGCGCACCACCTGGGTGCGGCCGCTGCCCTGGGCAAGCTCCGGCTTGAAGGTCGGCGGGCAGTTGGAGACTGCGACCAGGTCGCCCGCTTCGTCATACAGGCCGATCTCGCGGATCCACCAGCCGCCAATGTCTTCGGGGATGACCTGCTCGGCGATGATGATCGCGCTGTTGTTCGGATCGATGCTGAGCTGGTTGAGCGGTGCGCGGCGGCGCTCGTTGATCAGTGCCGTCTGGGTGCGGCTGGGCATCGGCTCGGCACCGTTGGCATCGCCTACGCCGAGCTGGGTGATGTTCAGGTTGACGCCCAGGGCGGTGGCGTTGGCCAGCTTGGCCTCGCCGACAGCGGTGAGGATGGCCATGTATTGCGAGTTCTGGTCTGCCATATCAGCGGATGTCCATGGTGTCGATGACGTGTTCGCGCGCGCCCCAGGCCAGCGTGCCGCCGACCTCGATGTCACGCGATGCGGGTGGGTAGACGGTGAGTTCGTCGCCAGTGGTTAGCGCGGCACCGATGTGGGCCGTGCCGGTGACGTCCAGGCCGATGGCCAGGCCCACCAGGTGGCGGCTGACGGGCTTGGCGTCGTCAATCAGCCAGGTCAGTTCCTGGTACATCTCTTCGGTGATGCCGGTATCCAGCACGCCGACCAGCAGGCGGAAGGTGCCGGGCGTGCCGAGCGGCTGCTCCTCCCACCACTCGCGCACTTCGATCAGGTAGCCCAGCGGCTCGACGACCCGGCGCAGCGCGCCGATGGTGCCCTTGTGGGCGTGGATGAAATACGCGGCCTTGATGGCGTCGCGCTTGGCGCGCGCAGGCCAGGCGCTGGACCAGCGATCGACGGAAAAGGCCCAGGCGAGGTACGGCAGCAGCTCCACCGGGCAGGTGTCCGGGTTCCAGAGCTGGCGCAGCGGTACCGGCACGCGCTCGATCTGCGCGAGGGCCTCGGCGGCGAGGCGCTCCAGCTCGCTGGCGTTGGGTGGCAGCAGGCCAAGGCTCGCCATCAGATCTCCGCCACCGTGACGGTGAAGCCGGTGCAGTACGGTGCCTGGGTTTCAGTGGCGACCACGTCGACCCAGCCGGGCAGCACTACGCGCTTGACGCCCTCGATGTGCAGGGCGGCATCCAGGGCGGAGCGGTTGACCTCCTGCCCCAAGCGGCGGCGCTGGCTGACCAAGGCGAGGCCGCGGGCCTCGGCGGCGGCGCGGATCGGCTCAGCCTCGGGGCCGACGGTGTTGAGGTAGAGCACGGCGTTGACGCTATAGGGCAGCACCTCCGCGCCCTGCACGGTAAGGCGATCGGCGACCGGGCGGCGGTCTTCGTCGCTGAGGTAGCCGTCCACCGCGGCGAGCAGCTCGGCGTCCGCGCTGCCGTCGCCCAGGGCGCTCTGCACGGTGACGACCACTTCGGCCGGGCTTGGGCTGATGCAGGAGGCATCCGCCACACGGCCATCGGCGCTGCGTGCATGGAAGATGTAGGCGTTGCGCGGGCCGGCGGTGCTCAGCCCCTCCATGGCCATCTGGATGCGCTCGCGCAGGGAATCGTCGCCTTCCATCACCGCCGCTACGGGCGGCACGGCGCTGGGGTTGGCCGGAGTGATGACCAGGCGGGCCACGTTGAAGCGCGCACCGATCTGCTCCAGGTCCGCGCCCTTGGCGAACGGCAGCATGACGGCCAGTGCGGCTTCGTTGACGCGTTGCCGCCAGAGGGTTTCGCGGTAGGCGTTCTCCTGCAGCAGCTTTGTGAGCGGCTCTGATTCCAGCGCCAGAGTGGCGGCGACCTCGGCCTGCTTGTCGGCCGGCCAGAGGCTGATGGCGAAAGCCTTGCGCTCGGCGAGGATGGCTTCGTAGTCGATCGGCTCGACCACGTCGGGGGTCGGCAGCTGGGCGAGATCGATCGGGGTAAAGGTGCTCATGCGGCGGCTCCCAGGGTGAGCGGTACGCGCAGGCTGAGCGGCTCATTGCTGTCGGTGCGGCTGCCTTCCACGTCCAGGTAAGCCTGGCCGGGCTGCTCGCCGAGGCTGAGCTGCACACGGCTCAGGCGAATGCGCGGCTCCCAGCGCATCAGCGCCATGGCCACGGCGGCGTAGGCCTGCAGGCGGGTGGCGTCATTGAAGGGGGCGTCGATCAGGTCCGGCAGCAGGCTGCCGTATTCGCGGCGCATGACGCGGCTGCCGATGGGTGTGGTGAGGATGTCGGCGATGGATTGCGCAAGATGCGCAGCGCCGGTGATGGCGCGGCCGGTGGTGGCGGACATGCCGATCATTTGGGCACCGCCGTGGTACCGGAGCCGGTTTGCACGCCGCCATGCTTGTGGTTGACCAGGCTGATACCTGCCGCGAGCACGTCTTCGCTGACGGTCACCGTGCCGGTGATGTCGACGTTGCCGAGGATGGTGACGCCGCCCGGTGCGGTGAGCTGGGCCTGGCCGCCGGCCGGCAGCGTGGCGCTCAGGGTGTGGCTGGCGTGGTCGTAATCGATCACAGCCCCGTCCGGGTATTTCCGGCGGCGCACGGTGGCGCTGTTCGACGGCGCCGGACGTTGCTGTGAGTAGAGGCCGACCAGGGCGACGCCCAGGGCCGGTTCGCCGCTTGGCGCGACGAGGATGCACTGCTCGCCGACCGTGGGCGGGTCCCAGTCGCTGCTGTCACCCGCGCGCAGGGCGAGCCAGGGCAGGTTCGGCACGCTGAGGCCTCCGGTGCTGACGGTGCAGCGCGCAGCCTGATGGTCCACCACGGCGATGGTGCCGAGGCGGATCAGGTTTTCGAGGCGGCGCAGGAGGTCGGTGATGTTCATGGCCCCATGCTGGCGTTCGCGCGCGCGGGGCGCATTGGCGGGGCTGTGAAGCGGCTGGCGTTACAGGGTTAGCGCACCAGGTGCTCGAGCAGGCGGTCGCGGATCAGCTCGAGATCCGCGTCGGTGAAGCCGAGCAGTTCGCGGCGGGCGTACTGCACATCCGGCGCGCCGGGGGCGGGGCGATCGCGCAGGCCGTACTGGTGGATGCGGGCGATGCGCGAGAGGCGGCCGGCAAAGCCGATGGCGATCGTGCTGGCGTCGCTCTGCAGGCGCAGGTAGCGGGCGGTGCGCAGCTTGGTGAACATCTGCCGCTTGCGCTTGATGCGCCCGGCCTTGGCGCGTAGCTCCTGCCGGGGCTTGCGCGGGGCGAATGGGGTGCCGTCGGCGTTGCGCTGGGCAGCGATGCGCTGCTGCTGGCTGCGGCGCAGGTCGCGGGCGATGGTGCTGGTGACCTTGCGGCGCTCGGCCGGCTGCAGCTGGGCGAGCAGCGCGCCGGCCCAGTCCTCGAGGGCGCGCAGGTCGTCAGCCATTTCCGCCCCACTCGGAGAGCAGCTCGCCATCTGGTGTTTCCACGCGCATGGCCGGTACCAGGAACAGTTCGTCATCGACCACCGGCTCGGCCGGGTGGGTGACCTGCAGGGTGCCATCGGCCTGGCGCTTGACAATCACGCGCTCGGTGAGCGGCAGGGTGATGGACAGGTCCACCTTGCTGTTGTCGAGGATGTCGGCCTCGAACTTGATGGCGTCCCTGCCCCGCTCCTGGTTCTCCATCAACTCGCGCTGGTTGACCAGCACCCAGGCGAACAGCGGGATGGCGACGGCATCCGGATGGCCGGCGAAATCCGTGAGGATCAGGTTGAGCGTGTAGCTGTATTCGAACGACAGGCCGGGCGCGGCGGTGCTGCGCAGGCTGCCGTTGTCGATGAACACCAGCAGACGGTCGGGGTTGCGCTTGAGCTCGGGGATGGCGGCCAGCAGGTGGGCGCGCAGGGATTCGGGCTTGTTCATGGCTGGGGGCTGCGCTGGTTGTGGTCGACGATGATGTCCACCTTGGCGGCACATTCGCCCCAGGCGGCCATGAGGTAGTCGCCGTCGTCGCTGAGTTCGCCGTTACTGACCGGCGCGGCTGGGTCCAGCGTGCAGCGCGTCACGACCGGACAGCCACTGACGGTAACCTGCGGCTCCGGTGATGGCGGGACGTTGGTGCAGGCGGCGAGCAGCATCAGGCAGAGGCTGAGCAGCCCAATTCGCATGGGTTGGGTCTTCACGGCGGCGTTCCTTCTTCTTGAGGTGGTCGGTGGCGTGGGCCTGGCGCAGGTGGCTGAGCGTCTGTTGCAGGGCGAGCTGGTCGAGGCGCTGGGTGGCGACCTCGCCGGTGAGGCGGGTGATGGTGGCGGCCTGGTTGGCGTTGCGCTGCTTGGCGGTTTGCAGGCGATCGTTGGCAAGGTCCGCCTCTGCCTGCGCGGTGTCGATGCGTTGCTGCTGAAACCAGATCAGCAGGCAGAGCGCGGCGACCAGGGCGAGGCCGTAGATGAGTTGGCGGGCGGTTGTCATGCGCTGGCCTCCGGCAGGGTGTAGTCGATGGCGATTGCAGCGAGTTGCTCAGGTGTTTTTGCGGCGCGGATGGCGTCGTCGTAACGCTGCCGCAGACCGGTCAGGTAGGCGCTGGCCTGGGCGAACGCTTGGGCCTTGGCATAGGTGCGGGACAGGTACTCAGTGCGCTCGATCCCGCGCGCCGAGGCTGCCATGTCGATCCATGGCGTGGGCGCGGACGAATCAGCATCCCAGGCCAGCGCCTCAGCCCTCTGCCGCTCCCATGTGGCAATCTCGCTCGGCGGGTAGTCGGCGGTCAGGGCTGCAAAGGCAGATTCGTAGGCGGCGTTGTTGCGCCCCATGAGCTGCTGCAGGGTGTGACCGGCATTCACCCTCTCGGCCTCCTCGACTTGCAGAATTTCATCAGCAGTCAGCGGCTCGATAACCCATGTTTCATACCATACGCCCTCGATCTGCTCGGGCTGACCGGGCACAGCTTTTTCGAGTCGTGCTGTTAGAGGTGGCTGGGTAGGGAGGACTGTCTCGTAGCCGTCCAGAGGCTCCTCGGATGTTTCTAGTGTTTCAGGGTTGATCCACATTATGCGGCCTCCACGGTTTCGAGTTGGGCGACCCAGCGGACGGTTGCGCCTACAAGGCCGGTGACGATTACTGCCAGCGCCCCGCGAGTGGTGTCAGCAGATAGCGTGACTGTGCAGGCGGACATACCGGCATCGCCGAAGTCACTGGTGATATTGCTGCCGATCAATGTTGTAGAAGCTGCGTTGGCACCCCGCTTGATCAGCGCTGTACCTGACCAGCTCTTAGACTCGTTGGTTGTAGTGTTGCGAGCCAGAACGCGGACGCGGCAGTAGTACGCGGAGTTGTTTGGCATTGTCGCCACTGTGCTGGTGGATGCGCTCAGTCCCGTGACAGTTAGCTGTGTAGGCGCCGAGTCAGATGTATCCCTGCGAAGAGGGATTATTTCGGCTTGCTGGGCGCCAAGACCAGAGCTACAACCGAACGATAAGGCTCCATCTACACCCCTGGTTGTCGTATATGCGCCTAGTGCCCCCGACCCGAGACCCGTTGCCTGATTTCCAGAACCGCCAACGACCCAAGAGTTAGTCGCCGCGGCTTGATTCGAGGCGCCCCCAATAACAACTGACCGAAACCCGGTGGCACGATTTTGCCCGCCACCAAGCAATGCAGACTGAGTTCCACTTGCCACATGACCATTGAAAGACCGAGAAGTCTGTAGATCAACCGCCCCAGCTCCGCGCTTATTCCCCCCGACAGCCGTGTCATCCGGCACCTGAGCAACAATCGCCCCTGTACCCTTTGGGGAAATAACGAAATCAATATTCGTCTCTGCACCCAAAGCAGTCAGCGCATGTACCGGCACAGTCGCGTTAGGCGATGCAACCGAGCGGGACTCCTCGAATAGCGTGAGTCCACCGCCGCCGCCGATGCCACCAGAGATTACTAGATCACCCTCACCCAGCAGCGATGTGCCGTTGATGGACTTGATGTTCGTGCCGGAAACGAGCTTGTCCTGCTTGCCTGCAAATAACTGCTTGATATCAAGGCCCACAGCAGCAGCCAGCGCGGCTATGCGCGCCTGCATACTCATGTTTAGGCCTTAGCTGCGGCGTATGCAGCGGCGAAGTCAGCCTCAGGGTCGCCGATGCCGATGTTTTGGCAGGCCTGCAGCTTCTGCGCGGCGCTCAGTACCTGGGCCTCATCGAACCGCACGCGGGTGCTCAGGCCGGTGGCGATTGTCTGGGCGAAATTGGGGTCGTCGCCCATTGCAGCCGACAATTCACGGAAGGTGTTCAGCGCGGCAGATGCGCCATCGGTCAGCTCGTCGCGCAGGGCGTTGAGGCGCAGCGTCAGCTCCTCGTGGATCTTATCTGCGGACCAGGTTGCGTCGAGCGTGCCGTCGCCGGCCGCATCGTCGATCAACGCGCTGGTCAGGTCGAATAGCTCAGCCACCGCAGCCACAAGGCTGGCCTTGGCGGTGGTCGGCAGGCTGGACAGGTCACCGACCTGGGCACGCGCGGCTTTGATGTCGGCGCCAACGGCCTGCGCCAGGGCGATCAGTTTGGTTTCTAGGCTCATGTTTGGTTATCCCTTGGCGAGTATGTAGTAGGCAAGCGGGTCGGGTGTCAGGTCGTCGCGGACGTAGAGGCCATCCGGCCGGCACTCAAGTCGGTTTTTTTCGGCCGCACTGATGGGGGCCAGCGACGCGAAAAAATCGGCAAGCGTGCCTTCGTTGCCATCGTCGAGCCATGATTGGTAGGCGCTTTTGCCGGGGTCACCCCTGGAGTCAGTGATGGTCAGTACAACCGCCTGGGTGGTGTCGTTGACAGTCAACTGAGTCGCGGCAGCGCGGTCGTGGATGGTGAGCGTGACGGTACTGGCCATATCAGCGCGTCCAGTCGGGGATGATGGGCTGGGTGCCGGCTAGCCAGGTCACGGTGCGCCCGGAGGCCAGGGTGACCTCCAGATCGTATTCGAGCCGGCCGGTGGGCCAGCGGGCGGTTTCCTGCGCGGGTACGTCGGCCAGGGTGATGCGGTTGCCGGCGATGGCTACGGGCCAGGCGTAGACCAAACGGCCGGCTTCGGTGCACAGGTGCAGCCGGGCCGAGGCGATTTCGGACGGCGCGTCGTCGATGGCGATATCTACGCTCCAGCCCAGCAGGGTATCGCCGCGCAGACAGGGCTTGCGGTCGTATCGGGCTGTCATGCGGCGTGCTCCTGGGCGAGGGCGAAATGGGCATAGGCCCGGGCGAGCTTCACGTCGTAGAGGTTCTTGGCGTAGGCCGGGCCGTTGTAGCGGCGCGCGAACTCGGCCCACTTCCGGCCCTTGAGCGCCTTGTGCAGCGCGGCGTCGGTTTCGATGAAACACACGAACGCGTCGAGCTGGGCGGCCTCGCTGAGCGCCATCGTGGCCGCGAAATGCTGGGCGTCGTGGTAGCCGAGGCGCTGCCAGTGGTAGCCCATGATCTGGAACAGACCCCAGCTGGCGGACTCGAGCGCGGCAGCGGCGTGGATCTGCTGCGCCTGGGCGAGACGCTGATGCTCGGCGGTACCGCCGGTGTAGCCGCCGGGCTGGCGGTTGACTAGGGCGGGATGCTTGGCGGCCAGTGCATCGGCCTCCGCTTCGCTCAGCCCATTGGCCTGCAGGCGGGCGTGCATGACGTGGCGTTCGAAGAGGATCACCGGGCGGCCATTGCTGGCGAAGCCCTCGCCGCGGCTTTCCACCTGGTTGACGGCCATGACGCTGGCCAGCGGCACGCCGAGGCGGTCGGCGGCCTGCTGGAGGTCCTGCCGCTTGAGGTAGCGCGAGGTGTCGTAGCCGTGGAGCGCGGCCAGCGTCTTCGGGCCCGCGACGCCATCGTCCACCAGGCCGGCGCGGCGCTGGTAGGCGGCCACGGCGCGCTCGGTCTGCTCGCCGAAGTCGCCGTCCACGGCTACAGCGAAGCCGGCCAGCGTGAGTGAGGCCTGCAGGTTGCGCACGGCGAGGCCGCGCGAGCCGATGATCAGGAGTTCGCTCATACGCTTTCCACCTTGCGCTCGAACAGGCGCTTGGCACCGGCGCGAACGCCCTCGGCGCCGACCAGGCCGATGATGCCGCCGAAGAACGGGGCCGCATCCAGCGGGATGCCGAACAGTGCCAGGCCGTTGCTGGCGGCCAGGGTGATCAGGCCGCAGACGACGGACTCGATGGCAATCCGGCGCAGCGAGCCGCCGCCGAGCATTAGCCGCGAGCCGGCGATGGCAGCCGACAGGCCTGCCGCGTACAGGATCGGGTAATTCTCCTGGAGCCACGTGGCGAGCCAGGCCATTTCGGGACGGTCATGCATGCGTTTCATTCCACTGTCCGCTGGGCGTGAGGGTGTTGATGTGCTGAACCACCTCGCCCAGCTGCGCCGGGCTGTAGCGTTGCGGCATGGGGAAGCCGAGTGCGGCGGCGCAGAACTCGCTGCAGAACCAGCGGCGGCGGCTGTGCAGGCCGACCGGCAGCAGCTGGCTGCCGAACAGGCCGAAGAAGTCGTAGCCCTGCCCGGCGTTGGTGCGGAACACGCGGGCGATCTGGCGGTAGTCAGCCCAGGGCACCGGGATGAGGTCCCAGTGCTCGGGGTTCAGCTCGATGCGCTTGGCGCGCACGCCGCCGTCCATGGCCGAGGCTGACAGCCAGCGGCCGTCGGCCAGGACCAGTTCGCAGTGGCTGTACTTGGAACGCGTCCAGAGACGGATCAGGCGGTTGAACAGCGTGCCGCGGCCCTTGTAGAGGGCGAGGTAGATCAGTCCCATAGGTTCACCACTTGGCGTTGTTCGGCGCGCACGGCCTGTTCCGGCAGCTGAACCTGCGTGCCGAGTGGGATGACCGGGCCGAGGTCGGCCAGGCCGGGGTTGGCATCGAGGACCTGCTCGACCACGCCTGCGGTGCGCCCGTAGTGCCGCCAGCAGATGGCGTCGACGGTGTCGCCCTGCTGGGCGCGCAGGCTGGCCATCAGATCAGCTCCACGGTGGTGTGAGCGATGCCGAGGATGTTGCGGATGGCCCAGCGGGCGTCGCGGCGGTATTCGTCGGCGGTCGGGGTCAGGGCATCGGCGCGTTCGGCGCCGTCGCCAGTGGCGCTGTAGTCGCGCATGCGCTCGGCCAGCTCGGCACCGGCGCTGCAGGCGATGGCGCGGCGGTAGAGGTGCACGAGGTAGCTCTCGCCCTGGAGCTGGGAGGCAGGCACGTCGGCAAGGCTGGCGTGGCCCTCTTCCTCGCGGGCGCGGCGGTAGAGGCTCAGCTCGCGGTTGACTTCGATCAGGGCGTTGACAGTGGCGACCTCGAGGCGGGCATCGGTCACGCTACCGTCCAGGCGCAGGGCGGCGCGCAGGTGGGCGCCGTCCAGGTCGGGGAACCAGCCGTCATTCGTGATGGGGAACGAATCGGCGGCTGAGGGGGCGTTGGTGGCGATGAAGGCGCTCATGGTCGCGGCTCGAATAGGTCGGCGGTGGTCGGGGCTTCACAGCTGGCCAAGGAGTAAACCTGCTGATCGGCCCCGAGCCGCCGGGGTGCGTGGGGACGCTCAGTTAGCGGATGGCTCGCCGGTATCGGTTTCGGCCTCGGTGCCCTCTTCGCTCGACTGGCTTTCATCCTGCTCGGACGGTGGCTGGTCGTTCGCTGGGGGCTCGCCGTTGCCGGTTTCGGCTGGCTTGCTGTCCGCGTGTTTCTTCAGGAGGCGCTGGACGCGCTCCAGATCCTTCTTGCCGCCGCAGCTGCCGTGCAGCTCGATGGCGCGGGCGATGTTGGCGCGCGCGGTTTCGAGCTGGTCAGCCTCGGTGCCGGTCAGGTTGTCCTCGGGCAGGTCGGCGACCAGGGCGCGGCCGATGGCCAGGTGCAGCTTGGCGCGGGCCTCGTCGGGCATGTCCTGCTCGCGGGTGAGCTGCTCGGCCTCGATCAGCACCTGGGTGTCGAAGCGCCCGCCGGCTTTCTGCGCCTTGAGGGCGGCCTCGGCCACCTCCTCGGCGAGCAGGCAGCCGGTGCTGCGCTGGAAGCGATCCGGCATGGTTATGTTGTGCTCGAGCACGTAACGCCCAATGGCCAGGGCGCCGAAGTAATCGGCGGCGTCGAGGCGCCAGAGCATGACGGTGGTGAGCACGTCGTCCTGGGCGCCGCGCCCGGCGGCCAGCACACCGTCCACGTAGGGGGCGTAAGCCGGCAGAAGCTGCGCCTTGAGCGCGACCTTGCCCTCGGTGGACTGGATCTGGCTCAGGCGCAGGCGGTCCTGGTGCAGTTGGGCGAGTTGCAGTTCGTAGGTGGTCGCGCCGGCCATGGTTTGCGCCGGCGCGGTGGCGGCCGCCTCCAGGGCGGCACGCTTACGCAGTTGGGTACGCTGGGCGAGGGTCAGGGCCATGGGTTATGCCTCAGTCGGTGCCGGGTAGGTCATCGCCTCGATGTTCTCGACCAGGGAAACGGCGCCAAAGTCTTCAACGACATAGGCATCGTTGCTGGACTGGTAGTCGGCGATCTGGTCGTAATCCGGTTCGTCACGCAGATGACGACGACGCGTCTCTTCCTGCCAGTAGATCGACAGGTTTTTGAGGAAGGTGACCAGCACGGTGCCCTCAGGGAAGAACGGCGCATCGACCACCGGCACGCCGCCAAGGCGTGCACGGCTGACGACCTCTTGAGCGGCGTTCTCTTCCTGGTTGGAAGCGGCGCCCTTTTCCACGGCCTTGAGCAGTTTCTCGTGCATCAGGTCGCGGCTGACCAGCACGACCAGATCCGGACGGGTGCGGTGCCAAGGGTCGAGGTTCTGGATGGCGTCGAATACCAGGCCGTCGAGGGTCTGGTAGTCGCCGCTGATCTCGGTGTCCACGCCGGCTACCTTGATGACCTTGGTGGCGCCAACGGTGACCTTGCCAGAGCCCTCGACGCCTTCGTCGATTACGCGGTCCGGCGCTTTGGTGCGGATCTTCTGCAGCCAGCCGATGTTGACGTCCTGCAGCAGCGGGTTGGCCGTGCGGTCTGTCTCTACGGCTGCGCTCACGCCGTTGAACCCGACCATGATCCGGTCCAGTGCCTGGCGCTGGATGATGGCGTTGGTCAGACGCACCTGGAAGTCAGGGAACTTGGCCCAGGCATCCAGTAGCCGGTACGGGAAAGCGCTGTCGTAGTTGGTCTGCACGCAGTTGTAGCTGTCCTGGCTCATCGCCTGGCGCTGCGCCGCGTTGCGCCGCTTTCCAGCTGCGGTATCGGTCCGGCTAGCGATTGGTCCATTCACTCCAAGCAGCAGTGCGGCACCGCTTTGCTCGCTGACGCCGATCATGTTGATCTGCTTCAGAAAGTCGGTGGACTCCTGCATGGCGGATTCCAGCGTCTGCTGCACGGAAGGGCTGACGTTGAACTTCTCAGTAGCGCTGGCCACGCCGTTGAGCTGGGCGATCTGCGCAGCCAGGGCGGTGAATACGAGGCGGGTTTCGTTACGCATGTTGTTTCTCCGGGGCGATGGGTGTGAGCGGGCTCAGAACTGGGTCTTGATCTGGCCGTTGCCGCCCGCTACCGCCGGGCGCTGCTGTTGGTTGTGGTCGTGGGTGTTGCCGAGACGCTGGGTGAGCGCCTGCAGGTCGGTTTCCAGCTTGGTGAGCTTGGTTTCCAGACCCTGGCGAGCGGTCTGCTCGGCAGTGAGCGCTTCGGCCTGATCGGAGGAGTGTTTGGCGATGGCCTCGAGGGTTTCGGCCAGCTCGCCGAACTGCTCCTCGGTCTGTTTGCCCTTGCCCAGCAGCTCGCTGACCTTCTTGAACAGGCCCGCAACCTTGGACGGGGTCTCGTCCACCTCTTCGAACTCGAGCTCGGCCGGCTCGGCGGCGGTGAAGAGGTTGTCCTTGTCCTGCTTGCGGCTGGTCAGGGTGCCGTGCTTGGCGCTGAATTCCAGCGCCTCGGTGCCCAGGCTCGCCGGGCTGTCGGTGACCGCCAGGCCGACCAGGTAGGCCTTGCCGGTGTTGGCGAACTTGGGCTGGATTTCCATCGAGGTGTAGATCTTCTGGCCCTTCTTGTTCAGGGCCAGCAGCGCGTCGTTGGGCTGGATCTGGGCGAACAGGGCGAGCTTCTTCTCGCCGTTGATCTCGACCTCTTCGGTTTTCAGGGCGAGGACATCGCCGTAGGCGCCGAACTGCGAGTCGGGGGACAGGCCCTTGATGTGCTCGACGTTGATGCGCGCGCCGTAGGTGTCGCGGTTGTAGCTGGCGGCCATTTCCTCCAGCCAGCTGCGCTCGATGGTACGACCGTCAGTGGTCGCGCCTTCGACGCCGATGCGGAACATCTTGGAGCGGAATTTCTTGCTGTTGCCGGCCATGCGGGCTGTCCTCGACTGTTGGCTGCTGGGCAGGTAGTGAGGGCATGGTCGGCAGGCCGTGCGGCGCGGGCAATTCGCGCGCCCTGTACTGGCTGGACGTACAGGGCGCCGGAGTAACGACTCGCGCGCGCGAGCGGCAGCATCGGCGCCATGAATGCACCGACCGTTGAAATTCCCGTCCAGGATCCACGCCGCACCGCTCGCCATCTCTACTGGATGGGCTGGCGGGTCACGGATATCGCCGACTTCCTGGAGGAAAAGGAAAAGACCGTCCACAGCTGGAAAACCCGGGACGAATGGGACCGGGCGGACAACGTCGAGCGGATCGGTGGCGCGTTGGAGGCTCGGCTCGTGCAGCTGATCCTCAAGGACGGCAAGACCGGCGGCGACTTCAAGGAAATCGACCTGCTGCACCGCCAGCTGGAGCGGCAGGCGCGAATCCAGCGCTTCCAGGCCGGCGGCACCCAGGCGGAGCTGAACCCGAACCTTGAGGCGCGTAACGCCGGGCCGAAGAAGGCGCCGAAGCGCAACGAGTTCGATGAAGGCGAGATCGAGCTGCTCGAGGAGGCCTTCCGCGACAGTTGCTTCGAGTACCAGCTGGACTGGTACCGGGCGATCAACATGCGCACGCGGATGATCCTGAAGTCGAGACAGATCGGCGCAACCTTTTACTTCGCCCGCGAGGCGCTGATCGACGCGCTGCTGACAGGGCGCAATCAGATCTTCCTTTCGGCGAGCAAGGCGCAGGCGCACCAGTTCAAGAACTACATGCAGGCGTTCGTCCAGGAGGCGCTGGGCCGACAGCTGACTGGCGACCCGATCGTGCTGGCCAACGGCGCCGAGCTGCATTTCCTCGGCACGAACTACCGCACCGCCCAGGGGCGCAGCGGCAACTTCTACTTCGACGAATTTTTCTGGGTGCATGGCTTCGACGAGCTGAACAAGGTCGCCTCGGGCATGGCGCTGCACAAGAAGTGGCGCAAGACGTATTTCTCGACGCCGTCGAGCATGGGGCACCCGGCGTACAAGTGGTGGACCGGTGAGCGGCTGAACAAGGGCAAGCCGGCGGCGCAGCACGTGACGATCGACCTGCGCCACGACACGCTGGCCCCGGGCAAGCTGTGCCGGGAGGACAAGATCTGGCGGCAGATCGTGACCATCCTCGATGCCGAGCGCCGCGGCTGCGATCTGTTCGACCTGGATGAGCTGCGCTTCGAGTACAACGCCGAGCAGTTCGCCAACCTGCTGATGTGCGAGTTCGTCGACGACGGGGCGAGCATTTTCCCGCTGACGATGCTGCAGCCGTGCATGGTGGACAGTTGGGTCGAATGGGGCGAGGACTACAAGCCGTTCGCGGCGCGCCCGCTGGGCGACCGGCCGGTGTGGATCGGCTACGACCCGGCCGAGACCGGCGACAGCGCGGGCATGGTGGTGGTCGCCCCGCCGGCGGTGCCGGGCGGCAAGTTCCGCATCCTGGAGCGCCACCAGTTCCGCGGAATGGACTTCGCCGCCCAGGCCGAGGCGATCCGCCAGGCCTGCAACCGCTACTGGGTGACCTATATCGGCGTGGACGTGACCGGGCTGGGCTCGGGCGTGGCGCAGCTGGTCCGCCAGTTCTTCCCCAACGTGACCACTTTCAGCTACTCGCCGGAGGTGAAAACGCGCCTGGTGCTCAAGGCCTATGACGTGATCCGCAACGGCCGGCTGGAGTTCGACGCCGGCTGGACGGACGTAGCCAGCTCGCTGATGGCGATTCGCAAGACGATCACGGCCTCGGGCCGCCAGATGACCTACACCGCCGGGCGCAACGACGAGACCGGCCACGCCGACCTCGCGTGGGCGCTGTTCCACGCCCTGCACAACGAACCGCTCGAGGGGCAGACCTCGGCGAACACTGGATTCATGGAGATCTGCTGATGAGCGAACTGACCACCGCCCCCGCCGCTGGCGTGGAGGCCTTCACCTTCGGCGATCCGCTGCCGGTGCTCGATGGGCGCGAGCTGCTCGACTACCTGGAATGCTGGCTCAACGGGCGCTGGTACGAGCCGCCGCTGTCGCTGGATGGGCTGGCGAAGTCGACCCGGGCGAGCGTGTACCTGCAGAGCGGGCTGAACTTTAAACGCAACATGCTGGAGCGCATGTTCATCCCACATCGCCTGCTGAGCCGGCAGGCGTTCGGCCAGTTAGCTCTGGACTGGCTCTGGTGCGGCAATGCCTACCTGGAGCGGCGGCGGAACATGCTCGGCCAGCCGCTAGCCCTACAGCCTGCGCTGGCCAAGTACATGCGCCGCGGGGCTGATCTGGAGACGTACTACCAGGTGCGTGGGTGGAAGGATGAGCATGAGTTCGAGCGCGGCAGCATCTGCCACCTGCGCGAGGCCGATATCAACCAGGAGGTGTACGGGCTGCCGGAGTGGCTTTCGGCGCTGCAGTCGGCGCTGCTGAACGAGTCGGCCACCCTCTTCCGTCGCAAGTATTACCAGAACGGCTCGCACGCCGGGTTCATCCTCTACATGACCGACTCGACGCAGAACGAGCAGGACGTCGACGCCCTGCGCAAGGCCCTGCGCGACAGCAAGGGGCCTGGCAACTTCCGCAACTTGTTCATGTACGCGCCGGGCGGCAAGAAGGACGGGCTGCAACTGATCCCGGTGAGCGAGATCGCGGCCAAGGATGAATTCGGCTCGATCAAGAACATCAGCCGCGACGATCAGCTCGCCGCGCTGCGCATTCCCCCTCAGCTGATGGGCATCGTACCGACCAACGCTGGCGGGTTCGGCTCCCTGCGCGAGGCGGCGGAGGTGTGGGCCGGCAACGAGCTGGAGCCGATCCAGGCGCGGCTGGCTCATGTGAACGAGTGGCTGGGCGAAGAGGTGATCCGGTTCAAGCCGTTTGAGTTGCCGGCGAAGAACTGATCGCCGCCCCGCGCCACCAGAAGCCGCCCTCGAGGCGGCTTTTTTGTGCCTGCCGATCGGCGCCCAGCAGGATGCCGCCCCATCAGCACCCGGCGCGCGCCGTCGTCCCCCCACCACGCCTGCGGGCTAAACCTATGGCATTTTCCGCACCCCTGCGGGATGGCCGAGAGCGGCCCAGGCTGCGCGCTGGAGAGGCGTTTTCGGTGACCGGCACCCCTGCGAAACCCTGCACAGGAGGCCTCTTTCTGGAGCGCCTGCGGAGCTACCCGAGCCAACCGATTTCAGAGGCGAATTCGGAAATGGGTAATTTTGGTCAGGCCCTTCCGAAATGCGGCTAGAGGCCCCGTATTTGCTGGGCTCGCCCGCTTACCTTCAAAGGTAATTTCGGGTAAGGCAAAAGGTAATTTTTCTGTAAGTGCTTGATTTTAAAGGGCTGGAGTTTTTTGGAACATGACCATCTGATTAGGTAAGTTGGTTACCTCTGAATTACCAAAAAATTACCTTTAAGAACCGATCCTAAGCTACTGACAGATAAGGCTTTCAGGCGTTCCGCAAAATGAAATTACCAAAATTACCCGTTTTCGATGGGTCAAGATAAAACGCGGCGAATCGCGCGGGAGGAGGGTTTCAGTGCCGCACACTGGTTTTCGCTGGGAACACGCTGGGAACGATCACGCCCAGATTTACCCAGGCCCAGATACGCGAAAGCCCCGGATTCCGGGGCTTTCAGCGCTTCAGATGGTGCGGACGGAGAGACTCGAACTCTCACGGTAGCGCGCCCAAGGTACTGATTTTACTGGCCTTCACCCTCACCGCTTGCCCGTCTGGGTTCATTTTGGGAACACGGCATCGCCGGGCGCCGCCGCGCAGGCATGAAAAAGGCGGCTCGCAGGCCGCCTTGGGTGGTTTCGCTGGGATCAGAGCTTGAGCGCGTGCTCGAGGATGCCGACCATGTCCGGCCCGTCGTCGTTGATCCACTTGCCGTAGTGCTTGCGGATCATGTCGGTGGACGTGTGCCCCATCTGGTCGGCGATCCACTCCAGCGGCACCGCGCCGGTGGTGAGCAGCTGGCTGGCGAAGGTGTGGCGGCAGTTGTTCGGGCCGCGGAAGCGCACCCCGGCCGCTTTCAGGTGAGGCCGCCAGAAGCCCTTGAGCAGCATGTCCGAACTGGTGTGCGCCGCGCCGGTGCTGGAGTTGTGGAACACGAAGCGCAGCTTGCGCACGCGCACCGTCTTGTTGTCCCGCTCGGTGACGTCCACCAGTACCGGCTCCAGATCGCGGGTCAACTCCGCCTGCGCCTGCAACGCCTCGCGCGCCGGCCGCAGCAGCCTCACCTCGCGCACCGAGCGCCGCGTCTTCGTCACCTTATAGTGGCCGCGCACCTGGGAACGCTGGAAGCGGACGATGCCCTTGTCCAGGTCGACCACATCCTCCCAGGCCAGCGAGATCGCCTCCGACACGCGCGGCCCCGCCCAAATCATGAACTGCGCCAGGTTGCGCTCCTGCTCGCGCGCGGTCTCCGTCGAGAGGATGGCATCGATCTCCTTGCGGTCGAACGGATCCGGATCGTCCCGATCGGGCACCCGCACCCGCAGCCCCTCGGTGGGGTCGTGCGCCATCCGGTTGCGCATCCGGTACAGCCGGAAGATCTGCCGCACCAGGGCGATGATCTCGTTGACCGTTTTGTTGTGCAGCTTCGGCATCAGCTCTGCCTGGACCCACTCCTGCAGGTCCAGGTGGTCGATCTGGTCCGCCTGCCGCGCCCCCCACTTCGGGCGGATGTGCAGCTCCGCCCTGCCCTCGTAAACCCTGAATCCGGACGGCGCCACCTCGTTGCGCTTGATGTTCAGCCACAAGTCGATGAAGTGGCCGAAGGTGTTGGTCTTCACCTTCACCGAATGGGGGAAATGCCGGGCGTAGCTGAACGTGCCGTGCTTGATCTCGTGACGGATCAGCCCGGCCAGCCGGCTGGCCTGCTCGATGTTCGCCGGCGAGGCATCCCCTGGGAACGGCTCACGGCACAGCTCGCCCTGGTACCGAAAATAGACGCGCAGCGAATTGCCGCGCACCTCGACGCCTTCGTGCATGGTCGTGCTCACCTGATGGAAACGGCGGGAGTCTATGCCCCGCCAAAGCGTGAGGCCCGTTGCCGGGCCTCGAATTGTTGATGGTGATTTCTAGTTCAGCCACTCCGAGCGGCGGCGCCATTGGCGGCGCATTTCCTCGATCAGGCGCTCGGTCGCGGCTGGGCCTCGTCTTTTGGTGATCGTCTGGGCGAGCTCCTCGATCCGCTCGCGCGTGGAGTAGCCCTTGCGCAGCCAGGTGCGGGCTTCGCACTCGAGCATGTGCTGGTGTAGGTCATACGCCACGCTCCGACTCCTCTGCGTAATAGCTCAGCGCCAGCTCGGCGAGCTGATGCGGCGCCCGGCTGCGGCGAGCCATGCCCAGGATCTGGCTCACAGCCGGGTCGGCCGAGCGGTGCGCGAGGCGGTCGAACACCGCGCGCACGCGCTTGGTGCCAGGGTGCAGGCGTGCCGCCAGCACCATCGCTAGCAACACATCCAGCTTGCCAAGCGGGCGAGCGCCGACACGCCACCATCGATGAGGCTGGCCAATCGCTGCACGCTCGCGCACCGCCGCGCCGGCCGCCTCCAGGGCGACCAACTCGGCACGGACCTGGACAACCGACGCCCCGGTGCGCGCGGCCAGCTCGGCGGTGGTGATGCCCTCCGGTTTGGTCAGATAACGAAGTAGATTCATCGAGCCGCCTCCTTCGCCTTCAGCGCTTCAGGATGCACAAACAACTCCACCCCACTGCGCAGTAGATCGCGTTGGGTTTCGCGGAGCATGGTGGGGTCCAGGCCGAGCTTGCGCGCCAGGGCTTCTGCGGCCCAGCGGGCACCCATGGTGTTGCTGGCGGTGCGTTTTTCGCCGCGCACGGTGGCCACGTAGGTGCCGGTGGTGAAGCGGGTGCGGATCTCAACGGGCATAGCGGCGGCCTCCCTGGGCTTTCTTGGCGGCGAGGTTGGCCATGTAGCTGGCCCACTCGGCGGCTTTGCGCTTCTGGCGGATGCGGCTGCAGGTCTGGTGCCGGCGCGTGGCGCGGGCCTCGCCGCAGATGTCGCAGATGCTGGGCAGGTCCAGCCGGTGGCTGGCCATGGTTGGGCGGATGCGTGGTTCAGTGGACATTGGCCACCTCCTGCGCTGGTAACCGCGCCACATGGCGGGCGGTGCGCTGCAGCACATCAATAGCCGTGCCGGCATCGTTGTACTTCTCGATCGCTCGGGCGGCTTTGCTGATCATCATTTCGCAGGCCTTGCGCACTTCGTCTGGTGTAGCGCAGCCGCACGCTCGGCAGTAGGCGGTCAACATGACCTCCGCCGCACCATCGGCTTCGTCACGCGTGAGCATGGCGCACCTCCTCCTGGAACAGCCGCTCCCAATCCGAGCTGATGCGCCCGGCCTTGTAGCGGTTGCGGGCGATGACGCTGGGCAGCTCGACGTAACAGGCCTTGCAGATGTCGCTCAGCCCATCCGGCTTGGCGGCCTGGCGGTAGAAGAACTCGCCGTCGGCCGGCCAGGTGTCGCCGCACTTGCGGCAGAGCTTCTCCGGGACGTCAGCGATGGTGATCAGGTGCAGGTGGCGAGCTGGGTTATGCTGTGCCCCGCCTCCCTGGGTGTGATGTGCTTGCATGGTGCTTCTCCTTGGGTTGGTCAGGCCCTGGTGAGTTGCCGCTCACCGGGGCCTTCTTGTTTTCAGCGTGCGATCAGCAGGAACAGGTCCGGCAGGTGGTTGGCCGCGGCCAGCAGGCCGGCCAGGCCGGTGCCGATCCAGCCGCCCATCACCAGCCGGGCACGCAGGCTGAGGCCTGGTTCGTCATCGTCGTAGTGCTGCATGGTGCTGCTCCGGTTCAGGTTCAGAGGTTCGGGTAGCAGGTGTTACAGACCCGCACGGCTACGCCGTCGCAGTCGTCGATCGGCACTGAGCCGCGCCCGCTGCATTCCAGACACGGCTCATCCGGCTCGGTGTTCGCCGAAGTGGGCTCGGCCACCGCTTCGTCTGCGTCCCACCCCAGCTCGCGGCGGCGACGCATCAGGTCCAGCGCCTCAACGGCCCGGCTGGTCACGTGCTCGGGCACGTCGCAGTCGCCTGCGGCCAGGTCATCGACAAACTGTTCCAGAGCGTCCATCGCTGCCAGCTCATGCCCTCTGCTCCAGGCGACTACTTCGCCTCCGTCCACCTGGTGCGGAACGACCTGGCCGGTAGCATTGCGGACGACAATCGTGTCGTAGCGAACAGCTGCCGCCTCGTTTCCTGAGTGTTGCTTTTGCATGGTGCTTCTCCTTGGGTTGGGGTGTTGCTCGACCAATCAGGCGTTGCCGCGCCCGGTCTGGTCGGGGTTCTGGAAGATCCAGCACTTCACGGTTGTGCCGCGCTGGGTGAGTTGGTTGTTGCGGCGGTTGAAAGCGGCGCGCACGGCGCTGTCCACGCCCTTGTTGTGGGTGAGGTATTTGCGGGAGCGGCTGTTGGGCAGCAGGGTGCGCAGGGTCGCCACGTCCGCCAGCTTCTGCTTGTGCTCGGCGGCGCGCTCGGCGAACTCGTTGAGGTTGATGGCGATCACGTCCGGCTTCTTCGAGTGGTCGACCACCGGGTCCTCGCTCAGGCCCTGCAGGTAGTCGAACACCTCCCAAAACTCGGCCACCTCGGCCGGGTCGGCGTTGACGGCGGTCTGGCGAGCCAGCGCCATGGCGACCAGCTCGCGCTGCGCGCCGGCGTGCTGCCGATCGGTGAGCGGGATGATCAGCCGCAGGCAGTCCACCAGGGCGAGCAGCTGCGCGTGGTTCTTGATGATTCGCTCGATGCGGATCTCTTTCAGCTCGCGCAGCGCCTGCTCGTGCACCTTCACCTGGGCGCGGAAGGTCTCCAGCACCTTGCCCTCGGCGCGGGCGGCCATGAGCAGGAAGTGCGACACATCCATGGCGCTCAGGTGGTTGAGGTTGTCCGCCGCGGCGCGGCTGGCGGCGGTGACCTCGGGGCGCACGAAGTGCAACTTCACGATACGGGTGAGGATCGCCTCGCTGGCCATCACAGTGGCGTTCTGGCTGATGACGATGGTGCCGCGAAACGGTGGCTCGTAGGTCTCGTTGCCGGCGGTCTTCACGCCGGTCACGCCCAGGGTGCCGCCGTTGAATAGCGGTTTCAGCTCGTCCCAGTCGTAGGCTTTGGCGGCGCCGCGGTCGTTGTCGCTGCGGTCGGCCTCGAGCAGTACCAGCGGCATGCCGGAGACCTGCCCCATCCACCGGCGCAAGCCGGCTTTGGACATCTTCGAAGGGTCCTTGCCCTCCTCGTCCGGGCGGCCAAACAGCTTCCAGAGGAACATCAGCAGCGTCGACTTGCCCGCACCTGCCTCGCCCGTCACTTCCAGGAAGGGAAAGCTCTGGTACTCGTCGCGGATCTGCTCGGCGAACAGCGAGCCAAACCAGAACGCCAGCGCGACGATGCCCTGGGTGCCGAAACAGGTCCACAGCCAGTCGAGCCACTCGGCGCGGTAGCCCTCGTCGGTACGGGCGATCTCCAGGCGGATCGACTTCTGCAGCGTCTTCAAACGCAGCTGTTTGAACTCGAAGTAGTCCTCCTTGTTGGCCTGCTCGAGCACGCCGCCGCGCACGGCCAGGTCACCGAACACGTAGCAGCTGTGCTCCTTGCTGTAGCCGATGTAGTCGATCGTCTTGACGGTTTTCAGGCCGTAGAGCTGGTCGCGCATGATGCGGTCCAGCTGCGCGCCAGTACCGGTGAAAACAGCGCCCGCGGCCATGCCGAGCAGGCGCTTCTTGAACTCAGATGCCGCAGCCACCTGGCCACCGGTGAAGGTGTTGCGCACCGTCGGCTCGTCGTGGGGGAAATCCACGCGGAAGTAGTACCAGGACTCGTCCGTCACCTCGTTGCGCTGGAAGTACAGCGCCTGCGGGTAGCAGTTGGCGATCTCCACCACCGCGCCGCACTGGCGCAGGGCCTTGTCGCGGCGCTGGCGGTCGTTGAGCAGCTGGTCCTCTTGGCGTTCGGATTCCTCCAGATGCTGCATGGCCTTGTTGAACTTCTCCAAGTCCATCTTGAACCAGTACAGGCGGTTCTCGAACGCGAAGTGGAATTCGTGGCGCTCGCGCCATTCGTACATCAGCGCGCCCTTCTCCGCCGCGCTTTCGGCCAGCAGTAGGCTGCCGTGGTAGCGCGCTTCGCGCAGGTCGCGCTCGATCTGCTCCGCACGCTTGTCGTCGCCCTCGATAAAGGCCCAGCGCTGGTGGAGGTCGTTCCAGTCCACCTTGCGGTCGCGCTGCGGAATCTGCGCCGCCTCGCAGGTAAAGCCCAGTTCGCGGGCCATCTTCGCCCAGCGGCGGGTGTAGCGATGCGCGCCCGGCTCATTGTCCAGCGCCCAGACCAGCCGCGGCAGCTTGCGGCCGGCCTCGGCGCGAGCCTTCACCAGCGCCTTGAGCGACTCGGCCGGGAAGGCGTTGCTGCTCATGGCCGACACGGCGTCGAGTTCGTGGTGCAGCAGCGCGATGGCGTCGAAGATGCCCTCGACGATCCACAGCTCGTCGACCTCGAGCAGGTCCACGGTCGGCGGGCACCACCAGGAGCCTTTCATGCTCTGGCCGGGGGCGAAGCGTGCCTTCTGCTTGCCGAAGCGGTGCGGGCGGTCGATCAGCCGCTCCCAGTAGCCGCCTTTCTCCAAGGTGAAGCGCACCGTGGCGCTGCCCTGGGCGTGTTCGCGGCTCCAGTAGTTCTCCTGGCTGTACCAGCCACGGATCAAGCCCAGGTCGAAGCCACGGGCGAACTGCAGGTAGGCATCGGCGCTGGCGGCCGGCGCCTGCTCGGTGCTCGGTGCGCGCTTGCTCCAGTCATCGAACAGGTCGTCGAACAGCTCTTTCACGTGCCACTGCTCGCCGCACTTGCTCTCGCGGCCGCACTTGATGAACCAGGGCTGGTCGTAGCGGGCATAGAGCTCCTTCTTGCCGCAGCTCGGGCAGGTGCCGCCGCGCAGGTAGTCGGTACCGGCGCGGCGCTTGAGGCCGAAGTCGGCCTCGAAACGGCGCAGCACTTCATCGCGGATCTGGCGGTCCATTTCTTTCATTGGGCCGGCCCCCAGACGAACTCGTGCATTTCTTCTCGCAGCGCCTTGTGTTCGTCGCAGGTGATCACGTCGCTCTCCAGCAGAGCGCTGAGATAGCCTCCCAGGCGGCAAACCATGCGAAATTTCTCGTCGTAGTCGCGTGCCTCGACCAGCTCAGCCAGCTGCTGCTTAAACATGTAACGCGCCGGGTCGGCCGCAAGCGCCTCGCAGGCGGGCATCGGGTGAGTGCTCATGCCGTGGCTCCTTGGCGTGCTTTCACCAGCTCGCGCATGGTGCGGTTGAGGCCGGCGATGTGCGGGTGGTCGCGCAGGATCTTCGGGCCGCGTTCGCCCTGCGGCGTGTAGCGGTAGCGGTCGTCGTACCAGCAGGCCGCCATCAGCTGCTCGTACTGGCTGGTCAGCCAGCGCAGGTAGGCCTCGGCCTGGGCCGGGTCGAGGCTGATTTGAATGCAAATGTGAGTCATAGGGGCCACCGTCAGGGCGCAACTTCCCCCTACCCGCTCACAGGCGGGCATGGGCTTGGGTCAATTCAGGGTGTGATCAGTGAGCGGCTGCTGCAGCCGGCAGAACCGCGGGCGGCTGCAGGCGCGCCGGCAGATGGCGAAGGGGGATTAATACCGCCTCGCCCGAAAAAAAATTCACCAGGGCGACGCGGGTCTCGTCCCGGGTGCCGTAGTCGATGCCGATCACCGGGCGCTTGAGGCACTCCAGCTCGCTCATGGCCAGGTGCACCAGGCGGTCGGCCATGAACGCCGGCACGTCGAGCGCGTTGACCAGGTAGCCGACGGCGCGCTCGAACAGGTGGCCATCGTCGGTCAGGTGCTCGCCCTGGTGGCGCTGCAAAAAGGTCAGCGCGGCGCGCTGCATGCTGGCCCGGTACTCCTGGGCGTCGTGTAGGGTCGTGACGTTCATGCGGTGGCTACCTCCGGTTCCATGTGGTCGAGCATGTCGAGCTGGTCTGTTTTCGGTTTGCTGTCGCGCAGGGCCTGCATACGTGCGACTGACGGGGCCAGCGGTAGCCGCACCCGCGGCCGGTCCAGGCCGGATGGGCTCAGCTCGTGGTCCCACGTCAGCGACCCGGTGTAGGTCGCGCCGCAGGCCATGTTCAGGCACTGCGCGTACATCGTTTTGAAAACGGGCGTCTGCGCCTCGCTGTTGCGGATGCGCATGCGCTCGCCGCAGGCTGGGCATAGGCATTTGTATCCGCCGTTGTTGGCTACGCTCACTGGTTCCCCTCCCCTGTTGCCGTGAAGCCGGCTCCGGCCAGTGCCGGTAAACGAAGCGCCGTGGCGCCTACTGCTATTTGCCAGATGCCAGCCCACCGTTGATAGGCTGGCGCTGTATCGCGTGCGCTTACATTTTTCCGTCGAACAGGTCCGCTGGCGGCTGGACGCTACGGCCCACGCTTTCCATCGCCGGCGCCGGGATGGCGAGCTGGTGACAGTGCTGAGTGAGCTGGGCATACAGCGTGGCCCGAATGGCCGGTACGGTTTCCGCCTTGAGTTGGGCGATCAGCTTCGGAATCTGCCGGTGCATAGCCAACTGGTGGTTCATGCTGAGGTAAGAAGCGCCCCTGCTTTCGCGCGCTTGGCGCTCCATGGCGATGAAGTAGCGGCGCACTTGGCGACCCTGGTCGTTGTTCTCGACCATGGCCAATTCCTTCGCCATGTCCAGGGTGAGGTGGTAGGCAGTGGCCGGTCTACCACCGTCGCTTTTACTCATGAATGAGTAAAAGTCTTCGCCTTCAACGAAGCCGTACTGGTCAATCCGGCGACTTATCCAGTCGTTAAAACGGGTCTGCACGCCCATGAAAAGGTGCAGTTCCTGAGCATCACAGAGCTGCTGAGCGCAGCCCTGTAACTCGCCCTGAAACACCGGGATGAGGTTGGTAGTCACTGTTGCTCTCCTTGTTGCCGCTTGGTGTGAAGCAGAAGCACCGCCTGGACTTCCTCATGGCGCGCCGCGATGTGCTTGCGGTGCGCCGCCAGGATCGCCTCTACCTCCAGGGCATCGATCACGCCGTCTGCGAGCGCGTCGGCGATGAACTGGTCCACGGCGCCACGTTTGGTTGTGGTCACCAGGGCGCGGGCATACAGGTCGATGTTGTCGAGTTCGTCCGGGTTGGCGAGCGGTACGAACACGCCGCCGTACAGCGCAGCGATGTAATCAGGCAGATGGGTGGTGCACGCCTCTTGTTCGAGCTGATGGATCTGCTCATCGCTCAGGGGGCGGCTACCGGCGTTCTCGTAAACGTGGTTGTCCAGCTTTTTCGGCGGGAGGCCCAAGCGGGCCGCAGCGCATTCTCGGCCACCGGGGTACGCGGCCAGCGTGGCGGTCATCACTTGGCGGCGGCTGGCTAGAACTTCGCGCTTCATCTTCTAGTTTTCCCTGTGGCTTAAGCCGGTTACGGTTTAGCTGGCCTTGGCGAAGGGATGCGTGAGCAGGCCCGGGATCAACTCAACGCCGATCTGCTGGGAGAGGTCTCGCATGATGGAGAAGGAAACGCGGCCTTTTGGCAGCTCTTGGGAACCGGCCCAGCGCTCAACCGCTTGTGTGACCGTGCGCGGGTCGTAGTTGTGAGCCAAGGCGAACCTGCGGAAGTTGAGCCCTCGCTCGATCAGACGCGCGTGAATCTGTTGCTTGTTCATGGTTCGTTATCCCTTGTTTGGGTAATCTGTTCGCATTGCGCATAAGTTAATTATGCGGTTCAGATAAGTCAACAAGGTTTTTGGCTGAAATGGATAAAGACTCGCTTGAAGCGGTGCTTGCTCGAATGATGGGCTTTCTCAAGGTGTCTACTGATAGCGCCTTGGCAAGAGCGCTTCCGGTGAATCGACAGACGTTGGCGGGATGGCGAAAGAGGAACAGCGTCCCTTATGTGGAATGCATAAAGTTCAGCAATAAACATGGCATCGCTCTTGACTGGCTCCTAACCGGTGCCGGCCCAATGCTGCGCGACCAAAGCGCGCAAACCCCTTTTGCAGCAGGCGAGCCGGCGAACCCGCGTGAGCAAGCCATCCTTGAGCTGTACCGAGCGCTGGACGAAGACGCTCAGCGAGAAATACACAGCGCTGCTGAGGAAAAGAAACGGCTGAAGGTCCTTGAGCAGCGTATCCAGGAGCTTGAGGCCGTTGTCGCTGATATCAAAAGGCTGGCATGATCTGTTCGCATTGAGAACAGATCAGGAGCACAGGGAATGCGCCGCGCCGCCCTTTTTGTATTGGCAATCGTGTTTTCAGGGTTCGCGGTTGCCGGCACCCTGGTGGGAAAGGTCGTTGCGATTGCTGATGGCGATACCCTCACCCTGCTGACCGCTGAGCGCCAACAAATCAAAGTCAGGCTGGCGGAAATCGACACGCCAGAGCGCTCCCAGCCCTACGGCAAACGCGCCCGCCAAGCCCTCTCCGATCTTGCTTTCGGCCAGCAAGCCACCGTCGAATCCAACGAAAAAGACCGCTACGGTCGCGTCATCGGTCGCGTGTACGTGAATGGCGTGGACATCAACCGCGAGCTGGTCAGCAGCGGTGCCGCGTGGGTCTACCGCCAGTACAACCGCGACAAGTCCCTCCTTGCTGTCGAAGCCGACGCCCGCGTCGCAAAGCGCGGCCTCTGGTCGCTGCCTGAAGCGGAGCGCATCGCGCCCTGGGACTGGCGAAAAGGAACCAAAGCCCCAGCAATCAAGCCATACGGCGGTGCACCTCTCGTTGCTGCAGCTAACGACGGCCAATACAGCTGCTCGCCGCGTAAGACATGCGGCCAGATGAGCAGTTGCGCAGAAGCCCGCTTCCAGCTGGAGCAGTGCGGCAACAGCCGGCTGGACCGCGACAAAGATGGCATCCCCTGCGAGAGCCTTTGCCAATAGCCAGCACTCATCCCGACTAAACAAGGACGTCACATGATTACTGACGAAACCCTCGACCACGCCTTCGGCGCGCGCCTAACCGAAGAGCGCGAACGCCTCGGCCTGGCCATCCACGAGCTGGCACACCTCGCCGGCATCACCGACTACAAGCAAAAGCGCTTCGAGAATGGATCTTCTGTCATTCCCATTGATTACCTGCAGGCCTTGGCCGCGCGTAGCGATGTGGATGTGCTCTACATCATAACTGGCAAGAAGAACCGCAACTGACCTGCACTACATCCAACTACCAGGAGCTTTAGCGTGAGAGACCGTGACAACAAGCGTGACGATGATAGCCTTGAGAAGAGCCACCACGATCGTGGGCGGCCGTTACACGAAGACTACTCGGAGCGCCAAGATCGTCGCCCGGTCTTCGACGATGTGACTGACACACTCAAGCCGCCGAGCAGGAGAGACCACGATGGGGGAAACAACAGATAACGTCCTGCTGGCCGACCGCTGGCACGACATGCTGTTTGGGATTCGCCGCTCCATCCGTTATCACAAACGACGCCGGGCTTTTTTTGATCGCCTCGATCAGCTTTCGTCGATGTTGAGCGTGATTTTCGGATCGGCCGCTATCTACGGAATCCTCAAGGCTGGAAAGGCCGAAGACCTAGCGCTGCTGGCCTCCGCTCTGGTCACAGTGCTTGCTTCCGTCAATCTCGTTGTCGGCAGTACGCGGCGCGCTCGTGAGCACGATGATTTTGCCCGACGCTTCGTCGCCTTGGAGCAAAGGATGCTTGGCGCTGAGTCGGAGCAGGTACTTCACGAGGTCAGCGAGGCGCGGCTGAGCATCGAAGCCGAAGAGCCGCCAGTGATGCACGTACTGAACTGCCTGTGCCATAACGAGCAGATGCGCGCCATGGGCTACAAGAAAGAAGAGCTTGCGCAGATCGGCCCACTGCAACGGCTGTTCGCGCACGTCTTCGACTGGCGAGAGAGCACGATTCACTGAGCGTACCCATCAAAAGCTGAAGGCGCCGAAAGGCGCCTTTTTCATGCCTGCCCGAGCTCAGGCAGGGGTGTTGGCGGTGGCGCCCTGGTTGCGCCACCAGCGCTCGACGGCCTCGATGACGGCCACTTCCTGGACGTAGGACAGCGCGGCGAGCTTATGCTGCAGCGCGGCGGAGTCGACGTCCCATTTCTCGGCGAGGCCGTCCTCGACCGAATCCTCCCAGCCCATCGCCAGGCTGCCGCGGATCAGCTCGGCAGGCTCGCTGAGCGTGCCGTTGAGCATGTCGCGCAGGGCGTTCCACTCGGCCTCGCTGAACTGTTTCTCGATGCGCTCGCGGCGCAGGATCTCGGCGTAGCGGTCGCCGATGACATTGACGCGCTTGCTGGTGGTGATGCCCGTCTCGTCGCCGGTCGTGCCGATGATGGCGTCCAGCTGCGGGCCGATGTGAATGCCGGCTTTCTTGGCCATGGTGGTGCTCCAGGTGAGAGCCCCGGCGGCTGGCCGGGGCGGGTCAATTACAGGTCGCGGCTGCTCTCGGAATCGCAGAAGGCGCCCCAGGCAGCCTCGCCCTCGTTCTGGACGATCGCTTCCAGCTCCTGCTCGTCTTCGAGGGAGTCGGCCCAGACGGTGCGGCTGGCGTAGCCGGCCAGGTCGCAATGGTAGGAGACGTGCACGTCGTCGGTAGCGAACCCGGCACGTTGCAGGGCCTCGCTCAGGCGGCCCTCGAGGAACTCGGCGTAGGCTTCGCCGGCGGCGTCGATGTCGTTCCACTCGGCGCCAATGCTGTCGGACAGGATTTGAATGCGGACGGTTGCTGCTTTCATGGTGTTGCCCTCTGTGCATGCCGTGGCGGTGTGCCCGGCTTCTTCAGTGGCGGGTGCGTTGCGCGCCCCGTTGATGTGAATAATAGGTGCACCATTGGTGCACCGTCAAGCACTGATGGCAAATTTCCGTGCTCACATGCACATCGGCGCGTCGTCGCGCCCTTCCCACTCCTCGTCCACCAGTTCCCAGGTCGATAGCGGCCGCTGATACGGCGCCGCCTCGGGTTCTGGCTCGCTCAGGCGTTCGCTTGCTGGATCCGCTTCCATTCCCGCTCCACGGCGCGCTGGGCGCTGCTCTTTTCGGCGTACAG